GCGTTCAACCGATGAACGGTCCTACTGGACTGATCTTCGCAATGCGCTCCCGCTATGTCAATCAGACTGGCAACGAAGCATTCTTCGATGAGCCCGACGCACAGTTCTCTGGTACTGACGGAGCTACTCCTCCGACCGCTACCACCGAGCGTAACCCTGGTCTCATCAACGACGCCACTGGCGGCGGTACTACCGAGGGCAACTATGACCTCGCTAGCAGCAAGTTCACCACCTCCGAGCAGGAGTCCCTGGGTGAGTCTGCTTCGACCGCTTTCATGGAGATGGCGTTCAGCATCGACCGTATCGCCGTTGAAGCGAAAGGTCGTGCGCTGAGAGCCGACTACTCCGTTGAACTTGCTCAAGACTTGAAAGCAATCCATGGTCTGGATGCTGAGTCTGAGCTTGCCAACATCCTGTCCACTGAGATCCTTGCTGAAATCAACCGTGAGGTTGTTCGTACCGTATATCGCGGTGCTAAGCCTGGTGCTCAAGTCAACACCGCTAACGCTGGTGTATTCGACCTGGATGTTGACAGCAACGGCAGATGGTCTGTTGAGAAATTCAAAGGTCTTCTGTTCCAGATCGAGCGCGATGCCAACGCTATCGCACTTGAGACTCGTCGCGGAAAGGGCAACGTACTCATCACTTCTAGTGATGTTGCTTCTGCTCTCGCCATGGCTGGTGTACTCGACTACAGCAGCGGCATCAACGGCGCTGTCGGCGGTCTGGGCGAAATCGACGACACTGGTAACACCTTCGTCGGTACCATCAACGGTCGCATCAAGGTCTACATCGACCCCTACTCTGCTAACGTATCTGCTGACCAATACTACGTTATTGGTTACAAGGGTACCAACGCTTATGACGCTGGTCTGTTCTATTGCCCTTATGTACCTCTCCAGATGTACAGAGCAATCGGTCAGGACACCTTCCAGCCTCGCATCGGATTCAAGACTCGCTACGGCATGGTCCTGAACCCCTTCGCGAAGGGTCTGACGGCACTGACCAACAGCGATCCTCAGCACAGCAGCAACGTAGGTGCTAACGCATACTACCGTCGCGTTCGTGTTAAGAACCTCATGTGATCTAAGTTTCACATCCGCAAGATTGGAGGGTCCTTCGGGACCCTCTTTTTTTATCTAAATAGGTTATAGTTATACCTAGTGAAATGCCACGCGGAATTATGAACAAGGTAGATCTGGAAGCACGTTTGTACAAGCTTAAGAACGAACTGTACGACGGCAAGCATCAGAATCAGAATGGAGACTGGCACGATGGTGCTCACTCCATGATTAACAGAGTTCTTGACATGGTTAACGAGTACAGTCAATGAGTAGCAAGACACTATTCTCTCCAGAGAATAAAAACTTCCTGGCACCAGTTGGGTTTAAGTTCGTTATCGATCGAATCCCCAACGTAGAATACTTCTGCCAGTCGGCTAGCATTCCTGACATCTCTATTGGTGTCAGAGAGATTGCCACGCCTGTCAAAGAGTATTTTGCTCCTGGCGATAAGATGACGTTTGGAGATTTCAACCTGACGTTCATGATCAATGAGACCATGGACAACTACTATGAGATCTACAACTGGTTGAAGGGTCTCACTAACCCTAAAGAGTTTGAACAGTATGTAGAGTTTATCGCTAGCGTTGATGAAGCTGGAAGAGATTCTAGAGTCGCTTCAGATTTCCAAAAACTCACAACAGATGGTAGACTGTTAATACTTGACAGTAACTACAACACCACGTCTACTGTTGTATTCTTCAACCTGTTCCCAGTATCTTTGTCTGGTGTAAGGTTCTCAGCAGACCAAAACGATATTGATTACGTTACTGCTGATGTCTCCTTCAAGTATACCCTCTTTGAATTTATTGATAGCAAAGGCAATCGTTTATGAATCTTGAAATGATCGAGTCCATGTGGGAAAAGGACTCGCAACTAGATGATGAAAAACTAGATCATAACTCTCTGGCGATCCCCAGATTACATGCTAAATATCTACAGTTGCTTAACCAGATAACCTGCCTTAGAGACAGACATGATCTGGAACTGAAGAAGTGTTATCGGGAACGCTGGGAGTATTACACAGGTAAATCAGACAAGCCCTTTCCGATCAAGCTTCTCAAGCAAGACGTGGGCATATACCTAGAATCCGACGAAGACTATCAGAAAGCAGTCTTCAAATTGAAGTATTACAATCAGATGGTGGATGCTCTCAAGAGCATCTTGACGGCAATCAACAACCAATCCTTTCAAATTAAGAATGCGATTGAGTTTGCCAAATTGTTAAAAGGATATGACGTCTAGCGTAGTAATTCAGAAGAAGAACGAAGTCTACCTCAAAATCGAATGTGAACCTCATGTACAGTATGAGTTAGCAGACGAGTTTACTTTTGAAGTACCACAGGCTAAGTTCATGTCTGCGTATAAGAAGAGATACTGGGATGGAAAGATCAAACTATTCAGTCCAGGTACAGGCGAGATTTACGCTGGTCTTCTCCCTTATATTACTCACTTCTGCCAAGAACGCGGGTATGAATACGCATTTAGGGACAACGACTTCTACGGACTTCCTGAGGAAGTGGATGAACTCGTTACCCCAGAAGCGGTGGGAGAATTTGTAAAGAGCCTGAACCTACCACACAAAGTTAGAGACTATCAGTACAAAGCAATCTATGAGGCGATGAGGAATAGGAGAAAGCTTCTCCTGTCGCCCACTGCTTCTGGTAAGTCGTTGATGATATATTCACTGGTCCGCTTCTTTGAGAAGAAGGATCTGAAGACGCTGCTTGTCGTCCCCACTACATCTCTTGTAGAGCAGATGTACAAGGACTTTCAGGAGTATGGATGGAATGCTAAGCACCACTGCCATAAGGTGTATGGTGGCGAGTCGCCCATTTCTAAGAAGGATGTGATCATCACTACATGGCAGTCAGTATACAAACTACCCAAGTCATACTTCAATGACTTCGGTGCTGTTATTGGTGATGAGGCACACCTGTTCAAAGCAAAGTCCCTGACTAACATCATGAACAAGCTTCATGACTGTAAGTATAGGATCGGTTTCACTGGCACCCTAGACGGCACACAGACCAATCAGCTGGTACTAGAGGGTGTCTTTGGTGCTGTGAACCGTGTAACTAAGACAGAGAAACTTATCAAAGCAGGGCACCTGTCAGAGTTTGAGATTAAGATTCTGTTGTTAAAGCATGACAAACAACAGTTTGCTGGGTACCAGGATGAGATGGAATACCTAGTAGAGCACGAACAAAGGAATCGGTTTATACGAAATCTGGTGTGTGACCTAGAGGGCAACACTCTCGTGTTGTTCAACTACGTTGAAAAGCACGGTATGCCATTGTTCGACTTGATAAATAACAAGGTAGGGGACCACAGAAATGTGTTCCTAGTTTATGGAGGTGTAGACACCGAGGACCGAGAGAAAGCTAGATCAATCGCAGAGAAAACTAAGGACTCGATTATCGTTGCCAGCTATGGCACCTTTTCTACAGGTATCAACATTCGGAATCTACACAATGTAGTATTCGCATCTCCATCCAAATCAAGAATCCGCAACCTACAGTCTATTGGTCGTGTCCTCCGTAAAGGAGAGAACAAAAGAAAGGCTGTACTATATGACATAGCAGATGACATCACAAGCGGTGGTCGTCGCAACTATACCCTCAACCATCTGATTGAAAGAGTCAAGGTGTATAACGAGGAATCATTTAATTATGAATTTATTGACGTCAACTTACGAAACAAATAACATGACAGAATTTCTAGCAGCACTCAAGTTAGTGTCTGGCGAAGAAGTTCTCTCTCAAGTGACACACGTTGAAGATGAAGCAGGTGACTATTTTATCCTGGATAATCCGATCGTCGTAGAAGAAGTACAACTTGGAAATAAAGTAGGGGCAAAGGTAAGCCCATGGATGAGATTCTCTAGAGAGGAAACCTTTATCATCCCTAAGGACAAACTCATCACAGTTGTAGAGTGTGACTCCGAGGTCGCCATTTTTTACGAGATTTCACTACAGAAAATTGATCCTGAGAGAGAACCTTCAGAGCAAATAAACAGATCTATGGGGCATCTAAGCACTGTGGATCAAGCCCGAGAGACCTTAGAACAGATCTTTAAGAAGAAAGATAAGCTATAGCTGATCTTTTGAACCGCTACACTGTTAGTCTACAGGGATCTTTGAGTCTTGTCAAGCTTGACGAGGATCCTGTGACAGTGTAGACTGTGGACACATAAGACAAATCTTATGAAGAAAAAATCAGAACACTATGTCAATAACAAAGAGTTTCTAGAAGCACTGATTGTTTTTAAGCAACAGTGTAAGGAAGCTGCTGAGAACGGAGACGATCGTCCTCGTATCAGTAACTATATTGGAGAGTGCTTTCTGAAGATTGCTACCCATCTTTCGTACAAGCCTAACTTCGTGAACTACATGTTCAGAGAAGATATGATTTGTGATGGGATTGAAAATTGTGTCCAATACATTGAGAACTTTGACCCTGAGAAGTCCAGTAATCCTTTTGCGTATTTCACACAGATTATCTACTACGCATTCTTGAGAAGGATCTCCAAGGAGAAAAGGCAACTTGAGATTAGGCACAAGATCATTCAGCGGTCTGGATATGATCAAGTCTTCCACACGGATGACGGAGACAATCATTCAGACTATAATACGATCAAAGAAAATGCCGAGATTCGTATCAAGTGAAGGTTGCTATTATCACGGACCAGCACTTCGGTGCTAGAAAGTCCAGCCGTATTTTTCATGACTACTTCCTCAGGTTCTATAACGAGGTGTTCTTCCCTACTCTAGAGAAGGAGGGGATCACCACGGTGCTGGACCTGGGGGACACATTCGACAACAGAAGACAGCTTGATCTCTGGTCGATCCAGTGGGCAAGAGAAAATTACTATGATCGCCTAGAAAAATGGGGCGTCGCGGTCCATGCGATCGTGGGTAATCACACTGCCTATTTCAAGGACACCAATACTATCAACACCCTTGACAACGTACTGGGTGAGTATGGTAACGTTACAACTTATGCCAGCGCTGATACCCTCTACTTGGATGGGCGTGGCATTGTCCTTATACCTTGGATCAATCAAGAGAATGCTGAAGAAACTTACAAACTTATTGAAGAAACAGATTGCGACGTCGCGATGGGGCACCTTGAGC